CCGTGACTTGGCCGTTTGCAGTCGGCAGCATGTACTGCGTCCCATTGCTGGCCGTGTACATTTCAGGAGCCCCGCGCTCGTTGACCCGGTAGAGGCTGTCGGCGCTCACGGGACCGCCATAGGCTCTGCCCGCCACATCAGCGACGGCCATCCCGGCCACCATACCCGCGCTGGCGTAACCCTGGGCGCGGATCATGGTCGCCATTGGGATGCCAAACACCCCAAGCTGCGCGCCGGCCTTCGTGGCCGCAACCTCGGTGTTCATAATGATCTCGGCCACGGCAAGCGCCTTTGCCGCCAAGAACAGCGCCTTGCCGAGTGCGGTACGCTCTTTGCCCGACTTCTGCAAGATGCCTAGCACGTCATCAGTCATCTTGCCCATGAGCTGTACTGACATGACGTTGTTGGCGTCTTGGATTGCCTGCTGATCCGCTGCAGACTTGGCTATGATTGCCGCCTTGGCCTGCTCAAAAGTCTCTAGGCTGATCAACTGCTGATCGTATGCTGCCTGTTGCGCTGCCAGCTTGGCTTCTTCCTCAAGCCTGATCTTCTCAACCGGATCGCCGGCTGCGTCGGCGATCAGTTGGCGCGCGGCCTGCTCGGCCTTGGCTTCGTCCACCAGCTCGGCCCAGCCTTCGCGCACGGCAATCTCGGCGCATTCGTCGCTGGTCTCGCGCGGCTCTTCGGAGGGCTCGAACTCCTCCACCTGGTAGCCGTGGTGCGCGAACTTGAACGGCTGCAGGACGGTGATCTGGGGCATGGGGTTCCTCGCGGAAAAGAGAAAGCCGCCCGGGCCTTGCGACGCGGGCGGCTTGGGCTGATCTGGCGGATCAGGCCACGGCGAACTTGACCAGCTTGATGGCCTCGCTGTTGACCACCATGCCTCCCACGCGCTTGGTGGTGTAGAAGCCAACGTAGGGCTTGTTGCTGTACGGGTCCCGGAGCATGCGCATGCCCACGCGATCCACGACGGTGTAGCCGCGGCGGAAGTTGCCGAAGGCGACCGACAGGCTGTTGGCGGCCTTGGCGGGCATGTCCTCGGCTTCGGTCACCGGGTAGCCGGTGAGCTGCAGCCCCAGGCCGTTGTCCGTCAAGCGGGGCTGCCACAGGTAGTTGCCCTGCGTGTCCTTGAACTTCATGATTTCGAACAGGATGGTCTTGGGCATGACCCAGACCGAGCCGGCGCGGTAGCCGGCCTTGAGCTTCGAAATCACGTCATACAGCACGTCACCCTTATTGCTTGCCGCCCAGTCACCGGCCACACCGGTGGCGATGTGCTCCAGGGTGCCGAAGGCCCGCGCGCTGTCGGCGGTGGCCGCCGTGGTGTAGGCCAGGAAGCCCTTGGGCTTGTTGGTTCCGTTTCCGGACACAAAGGCAGAGCCCTCGGCAACCGAGAACTCTTCCATCAGCTGGTCCATCAGCTCGGCTTCGACATTGAAGAACATGTCGTCGAGGGCTTGCTGGGTGACCTGCGGGTTGGCATACAGCTCGCCCATGAATGGCGTGACTTCAGCCAGTTGGCTGGTGTTCGTCGCGGGGCGCGCAGCAGTCTCGCCGACCCAGCCGGAGGCGATGCCGTTGACGTTGACCAGCTTCTTGTAGTCGCTGGTGCCGACGCGGACCACGTTGGCGATCGAGCGGATTGGAGACATGTCGCGCTGCAGCTTTTCGATGGCGCGGTCGAGTTCCTCAGGGACGGCGTAGCCGCCATCTGCCGGGGTGCCGATGCTCCACGCCTTCTGCTCGAGCGTCTTGAGTTCGGCGGTGTCCTGACCCTTGCGGACGAACTGGCCGAAGAACGCGGCCTTGTAGGCGGCTTTGTCGGTGTTACCGCCACCGCCTCCAAGCAGGCCGGCCAAGTTGGACTTGGCCTCCAGGGCCTCCAGGTCCTTTTTCATGGCCAGCGCAATGACCAGATCGGCCTGGATCTTGCCCAGCTTGGCTTCGAAGTCGCTCGTTGCGCCGCCCTTCTCCAGCTTGCTCAGGCGTTCGTCGTTGGTCTTCTTGAAGTCCTCCAGGCCCTGCATGATTTTGTCGAGGATCGACTTGATCTCAGGCACCGCGACAGGTGCATTGGCCAGCAGGAGGCCGGAGGCCGCTTGCTCGGGAGTGAGCATGCCGAACAGGGGCAGCGCCAGGATGGCGGCGATGAAGGCCAGCGCGATGCCGGCCATGGTGCGGGAAATGCGCATGGCAGTGGTCCTTTGTGACGAAAAAAGCCCGCTCGCGGCGGGCTGTGGTTTGGGAACGGTTGGATCAGGTGAGGGAAGCGCTGAGGGCTTGAAGGCCCGGCAGCAGGTCGCCCAGCTGATCGGAGTCGCTCCGACCGAGCAGGGACTTTTGCAGCGCCTCAAGGCCCGGCAGCAAGTCCGCCGCCGCGTCGGATTCGCTCCGGCCGGCAATGGCTTTGATGTGGGACACGAGGGCCACGGCCTCGGCTTTGCTGACGCCATGCTGCTCGCGCAGATGGCGTTCGACGTCGGCCAAGGTGTTCAGGGCGCCGATGGCGCTTTTGACGGTGCTGATCTGCGCGGCGGGGTTGGCCGGGAAGGTGACGATGCTGACCTCCCACAGATCGACCTTTTTGAGGGTGCGGATACCGGTCACGCGGTCGTAGCTGTCCTCGCGCGTGACGAATCCGATGGACAGGCCGTTGACGGCCTTCGCCGCCATGAGGGCGCGGGCCTCGCGGGCGCGCTGCACGTCGTCGATCAGCAGTTGCCCTTTGAGGTGCAGGCCGATGGCGTCCTCAGACATGTCGAGGTAGGGGCCGACCGGCTCGCCGGCCCGGTGCTGCCACAGCACAGGCGGCAGTCGCCCCGACTGCTTCCAGGCGGCGAGAGACTCAGCAAAGGCGCCGGGCGCCACGATCTCGTCGTAGCTGTCCTTGACGCCAAAGACGCTGCCGTAGCCGGTGAAGACGCCCTTAGCAACCATCGGCGCAACTGCGGGCTGGAAAGTCATCAGCGGCAGTGAGCTGCACCGCTACACCGACCTGTGCTTCGACAAAGACGGGTTGTTCAGCATTCCAGACTGCGACACTGAGACGGGTGACACCGGATCGACCGCGTTTGTGGCAACCCGCCTCCCGAGGATGTTGGAGTTCGTTGTGTCAGTGGCGCCCGTCGAGCGCTTTGCTGACATTCCGCCCTGTCAGGCCATGTATTCAAAGGGCACGTACGGCGCGCTGATGGTGAGCTTCCGTACTGAGTCGGCCAACACGACATCGGAGCCTTATCTTTGGGTGTGGTCCGCCGACGTTGAGGAGGGCGCCTGGACGCTGATTGCCAAGGTGAAAAACCTGCGCGCAGTCACGGGAGTGCCCAAGAGCGCATTCGTGGATACGCAAGGGCGGCTGTGGATTTCTGCTGCCTATAAAGGGGGCATCAACTTCCACTCTGCGCTATCCAACGCGGCCACAACGTCCAGCGTTTGCCTAACGCTGGGTGACCGAACCTCGGCGCCGGTCATCTACGACGTGGCCTAACCCCAAATGTCAGCCATCACGGTCTGATGTAACCCATGCCCCTCCTCTCCCACCCCCCCGGCTCCGTCGAGCCCGTCGCCGTCGCCGACGCCCGCGTGGCCTGTCGCATTGACGGCAGCGAGCTCGACGCCGAGCTGGTCGGGCTCATCAGTGCGGCGCGGGAGCAGGCCGAGCACATCACCGGCCGCCAGTACCGTGCCCAGGTGCTGCGCGAGTCGCTCGCCGGCTGGCCCGAGGGCACGCTGAGCCTGTCGGTGGACAAGGCCACGGCCGTGGTCATCACCTACCGCTCGGCAGCCAGCCCGGAAACCTGGGCCACGCTGGACGCCGCCGCCTACCGCTGGGCCTGCTTCGACGGCCGCACCCTCATCAACCCGGCAGACGGGACCAGCTGGCCCGACCTCGCTCCCGACGACTACCCCGAGCGCGTGCGCGTCGATGTCACCAGCGGCCCGGCTGATGCCGATCAGGTGCCCGAGTCCGTGCGGCAGTACATCCTCGCCAGCATTGCGGCCTGGATCGACCAGCCCGGCGCCCTGGCCGATGGCCGCTTGCAGCCGCATCCGCTGTTCGAGCGCCTGCTTGACCGGGAGCGGCTGTGGCACTGAGTTGCGGACAGCTCACCACCCGCGTGCGCATCGAGCAGCAGACTGCCACGGTGGACAGCTTCGGGCAGCGGCTGGAGACCTGGACCGAGCTCGCCAGCGTCTGGGCCGACTTCCGCCACGTCAGCGGCATGGAGTCGGCTCGCGCCGGCACACAAGTCAGCGAAGCCCGCGCCAGCGTGCGCATCCGCTACCGCGACGGCGTCACCGCCGCCATGCGCCTGGTCCACATCTTCACCGGCCGCGTCTACAACATCACCGCCGTGCTGCCCGACCTGGCGCGGCGCGAGTTTGTCGACCTGGTCTGCGAGGCCGCATCGTGACCAAGAGCTTTGCCATGTCGCTCGACCTCTCTGGCCTGAGCAAGACCTTGAAGGCCGACCAGGAGCACATTCAGCAAGCCACGCGCGCCGGCGCTCAGGCGGGCGCCGAGCTGCTGTACCAAGAGGTCAAGGGCAACGCCTCGCGCATCAAGAAGAAGACCGGCCGCCTGGCCGCCAGCATCTACCAGGTGTTCGCCGCCAACGAGTCCGCGCCCGGCACGGCCACCTACTACGTGAGCTGGCGCACCAGCGGCAAGAGCGGCCTGCCGCGTGCGCCGCACGGGCACCTGGTCGAGTTTGGCCACCTGCAGCGCTACGAAGTCAGCCACGACCCCAAGACCGGCCGCTTCATCACGCACAAGGACCGCCCGCTGGCCCAGCCCAAGCAGATCCCTGCCAAGCCCTTCGTGCGGCCGGCTGCGGCGCGGCTGCCGCAGGCCCTGGACGCTGCTGAGAAGCGCTTCCTCGAAACCCTGGCCGCGCACGGGGTGACGGGGGGCACGCGATGAGCTGGGAGCAGACCCTCGTCACGCTGGTGCAGCCCCTGTGCCCGCGCGTCGAGCCCGATGCCGCCAAGCCTGGAACGGCGCTGCCCTTCGTCACCTACCAGGCGTTCGGCGGCCAGGCGCTGCGCTACGTGGACACCGCAGCCGCCGACAAGCGGCACGCCTTCGTGCAGCTCAACGTCTGGGCCGGCACGCGTGCCGCCAGCACCGCGCTGCTGCGCCAGATTGAAGACGCGCTCTGCCTGCACACCGGCTGGCAGTGCAAGCCCCTGGGCGAGTACCGCGCCGACGCCGAACCAGACCTCGGCTGGTACGGCAGCAGCCAAGACTTCGAAGTGGTCGCTGCGCGCTGACCTGATTTGTTGAACCCGGCCGAGCCCCGCGCTCGGCCACCCCAGCAACCCGCCCTGGGCAACCAAGGCGGGTTTTTTCTTGCCCGACGAGGGCAGTTCCACCCGGCCCGCTGACGCGGGCTTTTTCACTTCAGAAAGGCCCTCACCATGGCTCAAGTCCCAACCGGTACCACCATCTCGGTGGCCTCCGCCTTCGCCGGCTTGCTGGCAACCTCCACCGCCTCCAACGCCGCTGAGTGCGTGCTCGGCATGGCCAGCACCGCTGGCCTGTCCAACGGCGACATCGTCGAGGTCACCAGCGGCTGGGGTCGCCTCAACAAGCGCGTGGCACGCCTCAAGGCCGTCGTCGCCAACACCAGCGTCACGCTGGAAGGCATTGACACCACCAGCACGACCTACTTCCCGCCCGGCACCGGCACCGGTTCCGTGCGCAAGGTCAGCACCTGGACCACGGTTGACAAGGTCACCGCCATCTCCAGCTCCGGCGGCGATCCGATCACGGTCGACTACAAGTACCTGGACAGCGATGTGCGGTACTCGATCAACGACGGTTTCAACGCCTCCAGCTACACGCTGACGATCGACGCCGACGCCATCGGCGGCGCGGGCTACACGGCCCTCAAGGCACTGACCGATGTGCAGACCGACACCGTGCTGCGCGTCACCACGCGCTCGGGCCAGATCAACCTGGTTCCCTGCACCGTGGCCCTGAACGAATCGGTCTCGATGAACGACGGCCAGATCAACACGGTCACGGCGGCGTTCGCAGGAAATAATCGCCTCACCCGCTACGCCTCCTGATCCCCAGGAGCCCCTGAGCACCGACCCGGCCGGGTTCTTCCCTTTCGCGGGGGAAGGCCCGGTCGGGCACGGGCATTTCTTCACCCCGCGAAAGAGACCCCATGCCGAACATCCTCCTGGGCAAGCGCCCCGAACACTTCGCCCCCGTCGCCGTCAAGTTCAAGACCCCGGACGGCCGCGACTTCGCCATTCAAGACGTCGTCTTCAAGTACCGCACCCGCAAGGAGTTCGCGGCCCTGGTAGACAGCGCCACTGAGCAGCACCAGTTCAAGCAGGACCCCGACGCGCCCTTCCAGCTCGGCAAGTTGTTCGAAGTGGCCGATGCGCGCAGCGCCAAGCTCATGGCCGAAAGCCTGGTGAGCTGGGGCATCGACGCCTCCGTCACACCGCAGACCATCGAGCAGCTCATTGACGAGACGCCGGCCGCCTTCACTGCGTTGTGGGACGCCTACAGCCAAGCCGCACGGGACGGCCGACTGGGAAACTGAAGCAGGCCGCCCGGGCCGCCTACCTGCGCGACGCAGGCGGCGGCCTCGTCGGCGGCCTTTTTGATGCAGCCGACTACGGCCTCGACCACGTCGAGGTCTGGCCCGATAACTGGCCCTCCTGGGTGCTGTTCTGCAGGCTCGGCACGCAATGGCGCATCGGCCTGAACGGCGCCATCGGCCTGAACGGCGCCACCGGCCTGGACTACGGGCCGCTCACATGGCTGATTGACCTCGAAGACCTCACTGCAGAAGAGCGCCGCGAGCGCTTTGACGACGTGCGCACCCTGGAAGCCGCCGCGCTGGACCAGATGCGCAACAACGAACCCTGCCGAAAGCCACGACACCCATGAGCGACGACCGCAAAGTACGCCTCGGCATCACCGCTGACAGCGGCGAAGCCGAAGGCGCGTTCAAGCGCGTCGAAGACGCCGCCAAGAAGGCGGGCAAGGGCGTCAAAGAGGCGGGTGAGCAAGCCGGCAAGGGCATGGATGGGTTCACCGAGCCCATCAAGGACGCTCCGCAGAAGTTCGACCGGGCTACAAAGTCCATCATCGCCAGCATCGAGCGCGCCACCGCTGCCGCCGAGGCGGGCGGCCGCAGCAGCGCCGCTTACTTCGAGACCATCGCCAAGCAGCGCGGCATCAGCGGCGACGCCCTCAAGCCATACCTGGACGGCCTCAAGCAAGCCGAGGCCGCGCAAGCCGCCGCCGCCGCCAGCCTGGGCAACATGGGCATGTCGGCCAAGGCAACCGCTGCGGCACTGCGCCAGGTCCCTGCGCAGTTCACCGACATCGCCACCAGCTTGGCCGCCGGCCAGGCGCCGCTCACGGTGTTTCTGCAGCAGGGCGGCCAGCTCAAGGACACCTTCGGAGGTGCGGGCGCGGCAGCCAAAGCCCTGGGCGGCTACGTGCTCGGCCTCATCAACCCCATCACCATCGCGGCCGGCGCTGCACTGGCCTTGGGCGCGGGCTTCCTCGCCGGCGCCAAGGAGGCCCAGGAGTTCAACAAGGCTCTGGTGCTCACGGGCAATCAAGCCGGCCTCACGGTCGGCCAGCTCAGCAGCATGGCCCAGCGCCTGGATCTGCTCGGCACCACCCAGGGCAAGGCCTCCGAAGCCCTGGCCGAGTTCGCCAGGGGCGGGCGTGTCGGCGCCGAAAGCATCGAGCGCTTCGCCTTGGCCGCCATCAACCTGGAGAAGGTCGGCGGCCCTGCAGTGGCCGAAACCGCGAAGGCCTTCGCCGAGCTGGGCAAGGACCCGCTGCAGGCCTCGCTCAAGCTCAACGAGGCCACCGGCTTCCTCACCAAGGGCTTGTACGAGCAGATCAAGGCGCTGGAAGAGCAGGGCAGAAGCACCGAGGCTGCCAAGGTCGCTCAGGAAGCCTACTACGCCGCCATCGAAGGCCGCACGCCGCAGATCGTCCAGCAGCTCGGCTACGTCGAGCGCGCGTGGCAGAGCATCGTGTCGGTAGCGAGCTCCGCTGTCGATGCGATCAAGGACATCGGCCGTCAGGACAACTCTGCAGCGGCGCTGGAGCGCGCACTTCGCAACGCTGAAATCGCCGCCCGCGATGCCGGCCCTGCCGGCTTCCTGGCCATCCGTGCCCAGAACAAGGTCGTCGAGCTGCGCGAGCAACTTGCCGCCGCTCAGGAAGTGCAGCGCCTGGCCGAGCGCTCCGTTCAGGCTGAGGCCGCCCGCACGCGCGAAGTCAAAGCCGCTGCCGAAGCCGACAAGGAGCTGGAGCGCCTCGGCGTCAAGCGCCTGAGCCTGGCCCAGCAAGAAGAGGCCCTGCGCCGCCGGTTGGTGGCGGGCGGCAAGGACGAGCTGACCATTCAGCAGGCCATCACTGCTCTGCGCGAGAAGGGCCGCGACAAGGGCGGAGACAACCGCGCCGCTCGCGCCGCCGAGCAAGAAGCCCAGGCTCTCGAAAAGGCCATCGGCCTCACGGGCAACTACGCCAAGGAGCTGCGGCAACTCCAGGCCCTGCGCGCCAAGGGTGCTTTGAGCGAAGAGCAGTACGCCGCAGCGGTGCGCAAGGTGGTGGAAGCCCAGCCCGTCATGGTGGCCGGCGCCAAAGCCCAGGCCGAGGCCGAGGCCGTCAAAGCCCGCGCCCAGGCCGAAAGCATCCGCGCCTACGAGCAGCAAATCGAAGCCCAGCGCCGCAGCGCCCAAAGCGTCGTCGACCAGGTGCAAAAGCTGCGCGACGAAGAGCAGGCCGCCGCGCTCGCCGCCGCCGGCAACCTCACCCTCGCCGAGGCCATCCAGCAAGTCGCCATCGCCCGGCTCGAAGAAGCCCAATCGCGCAGCCTCGACATCGGCGAAGTCGACCGCCTCCAGCGCGAAATCGACGCCCGCCGCGAGCTCGCCACCCTGCTCAACAGCCGCGAAGCCCGCGACGCCGCCAAGCGCAGCGCCCAAGACGCCGCCCGCGAATGGGAGCGCGCCGGCCAGGACATCGAGCGCAGCCTCACCGACGCCCTGCTGCGTGGCTTCGAGTCGGGCAAGGGCTTCGCCAAAAACCTGCGCGACACCCTGGCCAACCTGTTTCAGACCCTGGTGCTGCGGCCCATCGTGCAGCCCCTCGTGGGCGGCCTCACCGGGGCGCTGGGCCTGGCAGGCCCGGCCAGCGCCGCAGGGCAGGGCGCCAGCGCGCTCTCAAGCCTTGGCAGCCTGGGCAACCTCGCCAGCATCGGAAGCCTCATCACCAACGGCGTCACGGGCTCCCTGGCCAACATCATCGGCGGCGCGGGCAGTCTCTTCGGCTCGTCCGCGATGAGCGCCTTCGCCACCGGCCTGCAGGGCTCCACCCTGGCCGCAGGGCTGGCAGGCCCGACCACCGCAGGCGCCACCGGCGCGCTGGGCGCGGGTGCCTCGTTCGGCAGCTTCATCAGCGCCGCGCTGCCCTTTGTGGGCGCCGCCGCCCTCATCGGCAACGCCCTGGGCCTGTTCCGCAGCAACCGCCAGGTTGGCGCCGGCATCACCGGCCAGCTCGGCGGCACTGTCGAAGATTTCGTCGTCAACCGCCGCGGCGGCAGCCTCTTCAGCGGCCCCAGCTACAGCACGCCCACCGTCGGCGTGAGCAGCCTCAATGCCGACCTGCAGGCCACCTTCGACGCCCTGCGCCAAAACGCCGCCAGCATGGCCGAGGCCCTGGGCCTGAGCGGCGCCGCAGCGCGCAATTTCACCGTGGCCATCGGCTCCGAAAAGCTCAGCGACGACACCGGCGGCCAGGGCCTGCGCCTCGAAGGCCTCAGCGCCGAACAAGTCACCGCCAAACTGCAAGAGGAGCTCACCAAAGCCAACGAACGCCTGGCCGAGGCCGTGCTCGGCAGCAGTGCCGCCGCCTTCGCCAAAAGCGGCGAAACCGCCAGCCAGACCCTGGAGCGCCTCTCCGGCAGCCTGGGCAGCGTGAATGGCGTGCTCGGCGTCCTGGGCCAGGCCCTGCTGCAGCTCAGCACCTCAGGCGGCAACACCGCCAGCCTGCTGCTCGAGCAATTCGGCGGCCTGCAGCAGTACCAATCCGCCGCTGGGCAATACCTGCAGGCCTACTACACCGAGGCCGAGCGCACCAGCCTCGCCACCGCCAACCTCACCCGCGCCCTGGCCGCCGTGGGCCTGGCCGTACCAGCCAGCCGCGACGCCTACCGCGACCTCGTCGAAGCCCAGGACCTGAGCACCGAATCGGGCCGCAAGGCCTACGCCGCCCTGCTGCAGCTGGCCCCCAGCTTCGCTGAGCTGGTTCCCGCCATCGAGGGCGTGGGCAGCGCCGTCGATCAAACCGCCGCCCAAGCGGCAGAGGCCGCCGCCCGCATGGCCGAAGCCGGCCGCCGCGTGCTCGAAGACCTCGCCCGCAGCCGTGGCGACCTCGAAGTCGAGCTGCTCCGCGCCCAGGGCAACACCACCGGCGCCAACACCCGCCAGCGCACCCTCGACCTCGCCGGCCTCACCACCGGCCTGAACGGCACCGACGCCGCCGCCGCCACCGCCGCCTACGACTACAACGCCGCCCTGCGCGCGCAAATCGACGCCCTCAACGCCGCCACCCAGGCCGCCGAAGCCGCCGCCCAAGCCG